GTTGCGCAGGCTGGTCGACTTGCCAGTGCCCGATTCGCCGATGATGAGGGTAGCGATGCTCATGGTTTTTCCTTGGTGGTTGCGATGGTGTCAAAACGGTAAGTTGTGCTCTTTCACGTACTGCTCGTGTGCCGCGCGCTGCTCCGCAGTCATCACCGGCCGCCAGGGTTCACCCATCGGCGCCGGGGGCAGCGGCGGGAACAGCGTGCGGCGCCGGGCCGTCTCTTCGTACTGCTGGAGCGCGTCCTCGGCGCCCTCGGTGAACTTGTCCATGTCAAAAGCCTCTCAGGTAGGTGCGCACTGCGGGAAATCGCCTGACGCCGGAGCCCGGCCCGGCAGGCATGCCGGTACTGCTGAATCACGAACCTGATCACGGGAACATCCCCTCGAGCACGGCTTCCAGCAGGATCAGGCCGCCGATCGCCAGGAACATCAGGCCCGGGTGCCGCTCGCACCAGTCCATCTTGTAGAACAGCAGCCAGCCGATCGGGTCGCGCTCGACGGGTTCGGCCTGCGACTGGCGGCGCGCGATGCGGGCGGCGGTCATGCGGCGCTCCCGGCGGCCTTGGCGATGGCAGCATTGACAACGCTCTGCGTCTCGTAGGTCATGTACTGAAAGCCAGCCGAATTGGCGGTGCGCCTCAGCGCCTCCAGCAGTTGCGGCGCCGCTGCCATCAGTCGCGCATTGGCAGCAGCCGTCTCGCCGCTCGGGAAGTACGGGCTGCCGGTGTAGCCCGATGCGCTGCCGATGATGATGTTCGTTTCGCCAAACGCATCGAACGCCTTGATGATCGTCGGAGTCTCGCTGCTGAGGCCCCACGGGCCCGGCGTGTGTTCCAGTTCCATCCCTTGCTCCTCGTTCTGGCCGGCGCCGCCGGCGGTTGTTGTTCGGTGCCTGTCTATTCCAGGCTGTCAGGGCATTTGAGATCCCACTCCCTCAATTTCCTTACCCGAGATCAGGGCAAGGCGCGTGTTGTGCTCCGAGACGCGCCGCTTCGGTTCAATCTTTGTTGCAGTCGTGCTCCTCGTTGCTGAAGAGGTGAGCGTCGCTGAATTCACCGCGCGCTTGTTCGCTGATCGCGCGGTATTGACCAGTGCGCTTCTCCTGCTTACTGGCCTTGCACGACTTGGAGCAGAATTTCCCCCAGCCGCGCTTAACGTCGGCGGCGCGCGCCAGGAATGGCCCTTTGCACCATGCGCACTTCCGCTCGACCATGCGCGGCTGGGGTTTCCGCATGGGCGCTTGCTGCGCGGCCGGCGCAGTGGCACGAACGTACGCCACGCCATCAACAACGATCCGATCAGGTGCCGCTGCGTTGCTCATCACTCTCTCCTCAGCAAACCGCCCGATCGCACTCGGCGCGGGCAATACGGCCATCGTCGCGGGACTGCTCGCGGTTGCGCTCCATGTCCGCGACATCGGCCTCCGCCAGCGCCTCGGCTTCCTTGAAGATGGCGTGCGCCACAGCCTCCGCGTGCTCAGCCCCAACCGCGCTGGAGCCGCAAACGACAGCCCTCCACATGACCATGCGTGCTTCGGTTTCGTCAGCGTCGATGTCCAGGCGCTCCAGCACCGCTCTCGTGGTCGATTCGCGACCGGTCAGGATGTCCAGGCGAATGGCCTTGGTGCGCGCGTCGATCAACTGGCAGACCTGGTCTTCGCGGGCTTCGGCGTCGTAGGGGAAGTCGCGCATCACAGGCCTCCGCGAGCTGCGAACACGATCAGGGCCACGGCGATGGCGGCAATGATCGCCACGGCGCCGACGGCGTAATCGAGCCGGGTCAGCGGGGCTTTGGCTTTGGTGCGCGGGGTGAAGATGTCCATCGTGCTCTCCAGTTCGGCGGCTCAGATGCTGAGCTCGGTTGCGATGGAATGAGTATAGAGCTCTAAACACTAAGAAGTCAAGAACTCTAAACTACAAATGCAAAAAAAATTCTCGCCATCGACAACAGGCAAGAAAAAGCCCGCTCAAGGCGGGCTGGTCAGGAGGGATTAACTGCCGATCTGGAGGAGGCGAATCCACCAGTATTGATACCAGGGAACCTCGTCGGGCGCCCGCAGCTCGCCATCAGCCATCTTGGGCCACTGAAGGTCCAAGTCGTGCCCGATGTTGCAGACCCAGTTCGCCTTATCGCGTACGGCGCAGCTGCGGTAAAGGGAAATCGCCTGCCGATCCAGATCACTCCACGATGTGACCGTGAGCGTGCTCTTGTCGGCTCGGTAGGTCTCGCGGTAGGGGCGCATTTCGCCGAGCTTGCATTCTTGTTTGCCGACGCAGGCCGCGTGATAGGTCACGACTTCGCCTGATGCGAACGGCCCCGAGTCGGCTGCCCACCCAATAAATGCTACCGCTGCCAGAATCGCAAAGAACGTGCCGATTGATCCGTTGTCCACCTTGTCTCCCTGGTCCTGAGCTGCCATTTCCGGCACGCTACTATTTCTTGATGTTCAGCGTCTCGATCTCGTCAAGAACCTGGCGGACGAGCCGGCGCGTTTCTTCTTGCTGTTGCGCTATGTCAGAGAGGGTCGGCTGTGCATAGGCCTCGATAAGTCGGGCCGTGATCTCGGCGTTGAGGCTGCGGCCGTTCAGATCAGCCTGGGCCTGCGCCTTTGACCACAAATCGTCAGGCAGGCGAACAGTTTTCTTGGAGTAGACGGGCGGGCTTTGCGGCATCGCGCGATCCTGCGCCGTTTCCAAATGTAAATGTTGTATCTGACCCTCTCCGTAGGTCACTTTTTTGGCTTGTTCAGTATCTGATCTGGGTCATGTGTGAGATTCCGTGAGTATTTATTTAGGATTTCTTGGTATAACGGTGGAGTAGGAGTTTTCCTACTGTATATTCGTACAGTGGTATGGAGCTGAAGAAAATGAGAGATGTTGTTGACGAGATTATTTCGCTGCTTCACGCGATGGATGATGATGCCCAAGCCTACATGTTGGCGACAGCGCGGCGCCAGGCAGAACGAAACCCGCGTCACCGCCGGCCGACCCTACGCCTTGTGAACGGAAAGATCAGCGCTGCGACGCTTGGGAGCAATCTCGGCAGCGTCGAAAATGTCGGCTTGGCCCCGGTCGGTTGATCGGCGATACAGGTCCAAAAGGTCTAGCTCTTTTGGGGTCGCCAGGGTCATCCTCGGCTGTTCGTCCCTGCCAAGCGAAATACGCTCACCCGGCTTTGCCATCGGATCGCCCTGGCCGGTCATGAGCCAGATGTGAGAGAAGCCTAGGCTCTCCTCAACGCGCAGCGCATACATGATGTCCATGCTCTTGATGCCGCCGCTGATCCACTGGTTGACCACGCTCTTCGATGCCCCCGACGCGCGCACGAGACCTATCTGCCCCTTTTCCCCTTCCAGGTCAGGCCTTTGCTCGTACACGTAGGCCAATCTTTCTTGCAATAGTTTCATTTTTAGGATTCTAAACACTACATGGTTAAGAGTGCTTGACCACAAGTGATTTAGAGTTCTATACTCGGTCATCGTTCCCAAATTGAGCATATAAAAATGACCGAAGAATCCATCCCGGCTGAGAAGGTTATCGAGGCGTTCGGAGGCAACGCCAAGGTGGCCAAGCTGTGCGACATCACACCCGGCGCCGTCTCTCAGTGGAAGCACAACGGCATCCCTAAGGCGCAGCTGAATTACCTCAAGGCCAAGCGCCCGAAGCTTTTCGCAACGCTCCTTCCCGCGAAGGTGGCGCCCCAATGAGCGATTCGATCATCTCCCGCGAAACCATCCGCGCGCGCGGCGCAGCAGCTTTCAGCGCCGGCCGCGGCGTAGATGACCACGGCATGAACCCGGGCGCGGCCGCGATCAAGGATTGGCAGTTTGGCTGGCATACCCGGCGCATCGAGCGTTCCCGCGTGGACGGGAACCAGGCGCAGCAGCTGGAGGTGTCGCCGCCATGACCACTTCCTTTTCGCCTGCCGACGCGAGCATGCGCTCCCCCATCGTTGATTCTGCTCCGGCGGCCTCGGTTGAGGTTGCGACGGCGCACAGGTGCCAGTTGAGCCTGATCAGGGGGCGCTGACGATGGCAAACGGCATCGACTGGTTCCGCTGGCACCACGGCAGCGTCAACGACCCGAAGTTCGGCCTGGTGGCCAAGAAGGCCGGCGCGCGCGTCGGCGACGTCATCGCGGTATGGGCCCTGGTGCTCGAGCTTGCGAGCGCCAATGCCGATCGCGGCCAGGTCGACGAGATCGACCACGAAACGACTGACTTCCTCCTCGGCGCCGAAGACGGCACCACCGCACGCATCCTCGAAGCGATGGAGGGCCGCGGCCTGCTGGTCAGTGGTCGCGTCGCTCGCTGGGATGCTCGCCAGCCGAAGCGCGAGGACAGCACGGCCGCCGAACGCAAACAGCGGCAGCGGCAGCGTGACAAAGAACAAACATGTGACATGGAAGGAGTCACGCCAAGTCACGCCACGTCACGCCAATTCACGCCTAGAGGAGAGGAGAGAAGAGAAGAGGAGATAAAACCAAAGGCAAAGTCAAAAGCAGAGGCCGCCCCCGCTTCGCGGTTGCCTGCCGACTGGATGCCCTCCCTCGACGATGCCCGCTTCTGCGAAGCCGAGCGCCCCGACCTGAGCATCGATGCAACCGCCGCCCGCTTTCGCGACTACTGGATCGCCCAGCCCGGCGCCAAGGGCCGCAAGACCGATTGGTCCGCCACCTGGCGCAACTGGGTGCGCAACGAGAAGGCGACCCAGCAAGCCCGCGCCTCCCCGCGCCAGGCAGCCCAAGCCAACATGCAGCGCCTTCACGAACGCATCCACGGAGCACAGCACCATGAGCCTGACCCTCGCATCATCGACATCAACGACCGCCCTGCCGGAAAAGTGGGTTGAGCGCCTGTTCGAACGCATGCTGCTCGACTACGGCAAGAAGTTCGGCGACCAGTGGGCGCAGACCGACATGGACACCTTGATCGCGCATTGGTCGCGTGAGCTGGCCGGCTACAGCGGCGCCGAACTCAAGCGCGGCCTAGATGCCCTGGCAACCCGCGAATGGCCGCCCACGCTGCCCGAGTTCAAGAAGCTCTGCCGGCGCCCGCTCGACCCGATGCATGCGTACTACGAGGCCGTCGCAGGCGTCCAGGCGCGCGCTGCCGGCGAATACGGCAAGTGGTCGCACCCGGCGATCTACTGGGCCGCCATGCCGCTGACGTTCGACCTGGGCAACCAGACGTACAGCCAGATCAAGGCGCGCTGGGAGGCTGCGCTGTTCGAGCAGCTGGACAAGGGCGAGTGGCCCGAGATTCCGCAGCCGATGGCCGCGCTGCCGGCGCCGGGTAAGGCCAAGACCAGCCGGGAGGACGCGTCGAGGATTCTGCGCGAGCTGGGCGCTGCGACGATCGTGAAGGACTTCCGAGGTGGCGACGGTAGGGCCTGGGCGAAGAAGCTGCTGGCCCGAGAAGCCGCCGGCGAGAAGCTGACGCTGCTGCAGGCGAGCATGGCGCGTGAGGCGTTGGCCGCTGGCTGAGACCATTTCGCGCGCGAGCGCATAGCGATTGGACAACACATGAGCATCATTCACATCGTATCGGT